ATCTGGCAATGGCTCAAAGTTGAAACCTGTTACGTCCTCGTACTTGGCGGTTTCGTTACAGTACTCTATCATGACATCGTAAGCCTGTTCCAGATCTTCGACTTCAATGACATCTTCAAACGTCACTTTAACTTTCATCTGGCAATGGCTCCTTTCCATATTCAAGGAAGTGCATATGCTGCTTCGCATATTGATAAATCTTGTTCATCGCCTTCTTAACCTCCTCTCTTTCTTGATAAGCTTTATCCCAAGCTTCATCGCCAAGAGGGTAGTAATCTCTCTGATGAAAGTCTGTATCAAAAAGGAGCTTAATTTGCGCCTCGCTTACTGCTTCAAACAATTCATTGTATTGTCTGCGTAGACTAGTCTCTCCCGATCCATTCATGTGGATGCAGGGCATTGTATATTCTTTAATCATAATCTTTCTGAATCGTATCGTCGGATCAAAACAAAACCCAACTCTTTAAGTGCTTCGATGTCACTACTTGTTAAACTTTTTCTTCCTGTTAGTTTCCTTATAGAGTTCCTAACAGATTCCTCTTTTACATAAGTAAGTTCATTACCCCAAACTTCTTTTCTTATTACTTCTATAGTCATTATATAAATTTGTTGTAGCCTTTCGGGTGAATTTGAGTAAAGCCTAACTGTCTAAATGTATCAGCTAACTCAATCGCTGCGTGTGTCGAGACAGGAATGCGGGTTTGCTGCTTATTAAAATCCCACTCAAAGGAATATTCTAAGCCTTTATAGCCATCCTCTTCCCTTCGGACACTAAAGGTCTTGTTGAAGTGTCCTGTTAATTTTATTGTTGGTGTTTCCTGTTCCATAACGAGAGTATTCTGACAGAATTTGATTTTAGGACAAGCCTTTTTTAATGTTTTTTTAATTTAAAAAAAATCTTCATAAACCACTGAACGATAGTGAGTTATGGGCCTCGGCCCCGCCCCCGCCCGTAACTCATTGATGCTCAACGACTTACAGCGTTTTTTATTACTACAAAAGAAAAACCTCGCCCCCACGGATGACTTTAGCACTTTCCGAGGAGACGAGGTTAGCTATCGACCACGATGAAAATTAAAAGGCCATCTTGACAAGATGCACAACGCCGACAAGTGAGATTAGCCCTGACAAAAGCAGAATGCAAGTGAAAACCACATTCTCAAAAAAAGTTCTATCCTGTTCTTTCATGATAAGAAGCCCCCCTTTCGGGGGGCGTTATAGGCTAGGCAGATAAAACGAGTGCGGAAGCGCGATCCTCCTCAGTGATCAAGGAAGGGTTTGCAACCCTGTCAAGAATGCCTTGGGTTTGCATTGTCATGCGTGGGAGGTGCATGACATTGTTGGCAGTCAAATCCTTGTAGGATTCTGTGACAGCATTGAAGATATTCCAGAGTGTCCCGCGATGCTCATGGAAAGCTCCCTTTGTGCCGTCAACATCGACCCCACCATTCTGCACAAGATCCAAGAATTTTTCAATCTTGGTGGGCTTGATCAAACCAGCCTTGAGAAGTTTGTTGATTACCTCGACCTCATCAGCTTCGGTGTTCTTGTAAGTCTCAATCCGCTTGCCCTCATTGTCCCAAGTCTTTTGGATAGAACCGATAGCTTCGGCCATGACCAGAGGCAGATCTTGGAAAATGTTGCGGGTGTGCTTCCGTGACAGGGTAATGTCAGAAGAGAAGCAAAGGTTTTCACACACAAGCATAGAAGAACCAACTGCTACGGAGCTGGCAAACTTTTGATTGTGGGAGTTCCGAAGACCAAAGACAAGCTCGCGGTCAGTATTATCAAAGTCTGACTTGCGAATGGCAAAGCCAGAAAAGCAATTCATACCGTTCTCAGCAAGACCGTGCTCTTCCTGCACAATGTCGAATCCGCTGTGTTCAAGTTCGCGCTTGGCGATATCGACCAATTCGTGATGGTCAATCGGGAAGTGACGCGCACCCATAGGCTCAGGCTTTTCAACTTCCTTGAGTTGATCATAGCTGACTTTGTTGGATGAGTAGATTAGATTTTTCATAGTAGTAGTAGTAGTTTTTAGTTGGTTACTGTCAGAGAACTGCCTCTGAACTGGTGAGAGTCTAAACCATTTTTTTGTGAAGCGCAATACCTTTTTTGCATTAAAAGTGATTTTTTTTGCGCTAACAATGCCAAATATTTTTGCAAATAAACTTGACAACATCATTAAGAATAACAACAAATAAGCCAAATATATGGGGCGGTTTGCCAATCCTTATAAGGCGCTGAGTATCAGTCATTTACCATTACAAAAAAACCTCGTAAGTCACTGATTATCAACGACTTACGGGCCGGGGCCGGGGGCTTCCCCGTAACTCCTTGACGCTCAACGAGTTACAGCGATTTTTTTTATTTAATTTTTTTCTTTACAGTAAAGAAAAACCGCCAGCCTCCGAAGAGACTGACGGGATCATGTCAACAAAAATTTTTACTTTCCGTAAATCATGCGGAGTTCGCAGGAAGCCTCGTCCACGATTTCCGCAGTCACGCCCTGCGGATTCTTGCATGCCTCCGCGATACCCTTACGGACGATGCGTTTTAACTTCCGCATGCGGAGCCACTCCTGAATGTGATAGGGAAACACAACAGGATATGTGATAAGCAAGATTACTTTGCCCATCATGCACTGACTTTTAAAATTGTGTAAGTTCATGGTGTTTTATTCTTTTCCAACAAGATCCTCAAGTTCATCGATAGCATCTTGAAATGTCGTGTAGGTATTTTCGTCGAGGTCAAATGCGTATTTTTGCTCTGCCCATTCGGCGTATTCAGGTGACACTTTTGTGTATGTGCGTTCTCCTGAAAAATCGTCGAATTCTTTCCACCCCATCATTCTATGTTCTTTACCACTCAACTGAGTAGCTGCTTGTGCGGCCAGTCAATTGATACTACAGTCAATCCGTAGTCTGGCATTTGGGTCTTGAGTTTTTGCAAACTCCAACAGTTCTGTGTTTGTTATGGTCATCGTATTGTTTTATTTGAAAACTTTTGCATTTTTAAGATCCTGCATTTCGCGGAACCATTCTTGCTGATCCTTCTGGAATTGTTTGGAGTCTTCTATAAACTGGCCGGATACTTCGACGGTTCTGTCAACCATCTTATCCCATCCTGCTTCTGCTTTTGCCATCGCTGCCAATGCTTCTTCTGTCGCGGTCATGTGGGAAGTATATCAGAAAACCCAGCGTGGTCAATACCCAAACACCCTTTTTTTTTCTTTTTTAATACTTTTTTTTTGAAGGAAAAGCTTGACTCTCTTCTTGTTTTTATTATAGAAAAAGCCCCCGTAACTCACTGATACTCAAGGACTTACGGGGCGGGGCGGGGGGCTTCCCCGCAACCCCTTGAACGCCAAGGGGTTACGAGTATTTTTTTTTATTTAGTAGGATCGTCGCAAGCAGGGCCGACATCCCCATAGCGTCCCTCAGAGTTAAAAAAGTCTGCGTCACACTCGCACAACCACCAGCGTGAGCGCCTTACCTTCCCCCGCTTGCCAGCCCATTCGGGGCCGCAAGCATTCTCCCAAGCTTCCTCGGGGGAGGCTCCGAAACCTTGATTCAACAGCTGAAGCCCAAAAGGGCAGGACTGCTTTTTAGAACGGACAACATAGTGTTTGGTAGTGCTGGACATGGGAGTAGAATAAACAAAAAGTGAGATACTAGCAAGACATTTTAAAATCTTTTTTATTCTGCATCATCATTTTGGATCTGCGCGAGAATCTCTTCAACTACTTCGTCCGTAGGGTTGAAGTTGCCAGCGCGAGGCCCATCGTCGAGCATGTCGCGCAAGTCAGTTTCATTCATAGGAGGGAGGGCATCAACAATAGGATTTTGAACTGTCATGGCGGGAGTATGGGTGAAAATTTACAAAGCGTCAAATTAAAAAACAAAAAAAACCCCTCCCGCTGTCTAGAAAAGCAGGAGAGGTTTGGATAGCCAACCTTGCTATTAACTAAGAGCAAACTTTTCGCTTAATGCGGAAACGTGCTTGCGCGTCCACTTTACATTGTCCACAAAGCTCTCAAACTTATCATCTTCAACCTCACCCATCCTTTCGGCTAGGTGTTGATGAACAAGACGTAAAGCATATTCAAGCATGATAGCCTGATCTTTAGTTTTAACTTCAATACGGACTGATTCAGTTGATTTAGGCATAAGTGAATTCTACGTTATAGTTTCTTGTCGTCAAGAGAAAAAAGCAAAAAGGTCATTAAGGTTAAAGACAAATAATTCAAATATATATCGCCAGATATATGGGGCCATTGATACTCAGTAAGTCACAGAGAAACCTAAAAAGAAAAAACGCTCTAAGTCACTGATACTCAACGAGTTACGGCCATCGGCCCCGCCCCCGCCCCTAACTCACTTATATTCAACGACTTACAGAGATTTTTTTATTAAAGTGAATTTTCGTCACGCCACAAAGAAACTTCCCATTTTCTTCGAAGCTCCAAACCTTTTCGGATTTTTCCCGCTGCCATTCTATATTGAGGCATGACCACCTCAACGCTTTTATAGTTTCCATTATTGAGTCTATTCTTTTTTTCACAGACCAATTTGCGTAGTGAGCCTTGACCACAGTTGAAAGTAAAACTTGTGAGTGATGCCAATTGGTTTTCAGTCAATGGAACTTTTACAATTCTCAACACATGATTTTTTGCGACAAGTAATTCTTCTTCTAACAGTTTTACTGCTTCGGCTTCTGTGATGGTGTCGCCCCATCTAACATTTTTGGTATGCCCATAGCCGATAGTCATGACTCCACCACTGCAACGATACGCTTTAGACTTAAAACTCTCGTAGTGTTTTACTTTAGAAAACATTTTATCCCAAGCAGAGATTTCTTTTTTGATTTCTTTTTTAACCTCTTCGACCTTGTAGGATTTTTTAGGTCTAACAAGAACAGGAACTAGATCCTCTTTTTTGTCTCTCTTATAAAAACGCTTTGGCTTAACAAGCACAGGTGCATTCCATGTTTTGATTATCTCGGGGGCAACCTGCTTCTGCGTTTCAACAGTCGTCGGGATAACCTTTACTTGTTTTTCTTTATTGTTCACTTTGCCAGTCGCCTGAAAGACGTAAACTGACAAAGCGAGCAGTGAGATGATTAGGAGTATTTTCATTTTATTTTTTATCAAAGTGATTTTTCAGCCATCCTTGGACAACTGTCTTACCAAAACGATTATGCAGACGGCGCAGAGTAAAGTGGCTGTAACTAACTACACTATCAACCTCAAGCTCCGCGATGTATTCTTTCATTGCTTCTTCAAAAGCCAAAGCGGATTCAGTTCCCGCAAGGATTGGATTTTTGTTTTCTTTCATGGTCTTATTTTAATTCTTCCAATTCAACTTTTAACTCTTGGCACTCTTTCTGGAATTGGCCCGAGACCTCGGTGGTCTCCTTTGCCAATTTGTCCCATCCTGCTTCGGCCTTAGCCATAGCTTCTAATGCTTCCTGTGATTCTTTTGATAAGTTCATAATGTCAGTGTTTGGAAAATTGGCGGCTCTAAAAGGACTTGCACCTTTATCTTTCTCGCCCGAACCATTGGGGTTGCGGTGACTTCGGTGCACCGAGAGGTCGTGGAGATTGTCTTACTTGTTAGACTATAGAGCTTTTGTTGCTGGGGGAAGTATAAGTGATTTGGGGGATGGGGACAAGCCCTTTTTAATTTATTTTTAATCTTTTTTTAAGCTGTCAGACAGCATCTATTTTTTCAGCAAAAGGCTTGACTTTCCTCTTGTTTACTATAAAGAAAAATTCTTCGTAACTCCTTGATACTAAGCGACTTACGGGGCGGGGCTGGGGGCTTTCCCGTAACTCGTTGTCGCTCAGTGAGTTAGAGCGATTTTTTTCTTAGCATAAGAACGGGGCTTGTCAAGTATTTTTTTTGGTGGATGGCGGGGGGATCGAACCCCCATCCAAGACTCGCGTCCTGTCGAAACCATTAGCCACCCATCGTGTAGAATTTTTTCAGAGCAAGGTCTCCCACCACGAGGAGAACCGCGCCCACGGTGGTTGGTATAAACATGACAGCGAGAAAGTCGAGGCCATCCCACCCGTGCAGAACGCTAGCGAAAAGTTCGGGGCCAGCACCGATTAGAACAACGGCGCAGATGACTGCGAGGTTAAAGGATACGACTATCATCATGCTCATTAGAAAGCGGTCGATGAAGTGATTGATGGTGGAGAATATTTTTTTCATAATGGTAATTGTGTTGGTGTTGGTGTTCTTGCTTGTTATTTTTTAGGCTAGGAATCTAGGATCTTGCTCTGGTTGATTAGGAACATTTTCAAGGAACCATTCCTTTTGTTCTTTTTGGAATTTTTTGCAGTCTTCCACAAACTGGCCAGAAACCGCGACGGTCTCCTCTGCCAATTTGTCCCATGCTGCTTCTGCTTTCTTCATTGCTGCTAGTGCTTCTTCGGTTGCTGTCATGTGTGAATTCTACTTTATTTTTCTGATTGGTGCAAGCTCTTTTCGTATAAAAAGAAAACTTTTTTTAACGGGGACGGGAGTTGCGACCATAAAGAACTTCCAGCCTTTCTCCATACTTGGAGGCCCAAGAAGCCTTACGGTTTTGAAACTCCTCGACGCGAACGAACTTCCCTTCGGGAAAAGCCCAGTGTTGACCACTGTTCAATTTCTCAACTGTTTTAGTGTTGGTGGTCTCGCCCCAAACAACCTCTTCACCTTCAGCGGTTTTCGAGATGATGACGAAACTCTTGATTTCGTCTGCGTGTTTAGCTTTCCCTCCCCATGTGTATATCGTTGCCATGCGTGTATTTTAGCACAGATCCGCGTGAATTAAAAGCTTTTTTTATCTCTAAAATGATTTTTTTTTAAGCTGTCAGACAGGTTTATTTTTTCATTTTAATGCTTGCCATGCCTCGGGATTCTGCTATAGAAAAAACGTTGTAAGTCCTTGATACTCAACGAGTTAGGAGCCACGGCCCCGCCCCCGCCCGTAACTCCTTGATACTCAGTGAGTTACGAGGATTTTTTTATTAACTGTTTTCTCGTGGATGTCAACACAAAAGATGAATTTAATTCAAAAAAAAAGCTCCCTTTCGGGAGCCTTGCACGGGGCGGTTAGTCCTGCCAGTCTCGCGCTCGATCTTCCGCGCCTTGCGCCATGTATGTCCCAGCGTCCTCCAGCCCTTCCTTGTAAGCCATCGCCCAGATCTCATATGATTCCTCTCCATTCGGGAACTCATCAGGTATGATATACCCAAGGTAGGAAGTCGGGCAGTTCTCGCTCTCCTGATTGTTGAGTGCTGCCTTGTATGCGAATTCTGCGAGCTGGTCTTGTGTTACTGTTGCCATGCCGATAGTATACTCGAAAAAAGAATTACGCGCAAGATCTTTTTTGCATATAAACCAAAAAAAACCCGCCAGCCTCCGAGGAGACTGACGGGCGACACACAACACCATTAGAAAACTGACTTGGCTAGCTGGTAAGCGGTCGCCACGCGACCCTTCACCTTTTCGATCCCTGCAACGTGCAAGGTGCGGAACTTGGTCTTGCCACCATCGTCGAGGTCTTGAACCTCGCCTTGGATGAAGCGACGACCTGAACCTTTGGCGTGGCCAGTGTAGTCGATAGACTTGATCACGAACTGACGGACTCCATCATTCTTGATGGTGGACTCATCGGTGTTGAAGTAGGTGACAACGCGATTGGTAAGCTTGCGCTTGAGGTCTTCGTCACTAAGTCCATAGAGAGAGTGATCGAAGCGGGTGGTGGTAGTGGTGGTGTTTTTCATAACGAGAGAAGTATAATTCAGATTTGGGTTGGGTGCAAGGATTATTTTGATTTTTTTTAGAGATAAGAAGCGACAGACACAAGGGCTTCGACCTCTGCTTTTTTGGCTGCGCGTTGGGCTGCGCGGATATCAAGTAGGGCTTTAGCTGCTTGCTCGCGGGTGATAGCTTGGAACTTGTAGCGACTCCACTGGCTATTTTTTACAGAGATGTGCAAGTAAGTCATCCCCGTGCGGTAGACAGAGAGAATCAAATGCTTGGTTCTGTAAGTGCGGAAGTCTGGTAGTGTAGTAGTGTCGGACATGGGCATATTATACAGGAGGATCTCACAAAAGAAAAGTTTTTTCTGCATAAAAATTTATTTTTTTTAGGGGTAGGGTTTTCTCAAAGGTTTTGGCTTGCGCGTTCGGCGCACTCGGCGCGGGGGGTGGTGAACACCATAAAGAAGTTAATTTTCATATTAAAAGTGGCGGTGCGCCACATAATAAAACACAACAAAACTTAAACCCGTGTAATAAATAAAAAGCAATGATAAAAGACAGCAGCTTGTTATTGGGTCATATTGAATTAACAAAAAAACAAAAAGAATTCTATGATATAATGTCGGACAACAATACTCGGATTGTATTTCTGGGTGGGCCAGCAGGAACGGCCAAGACATTTCTTTCTGTTTATAGTGCTTTGGATTTATACAATAGCGACAAAAACTTAAAAATATTGTATTTGCGTAGTGTTGTGGAGAGTGCGGATAGGGGGATAGGTTTTCTGAAAGGAGACATGGATGATAAGTTTGGGCCATATATGGCTCCGTTACTGGATAAGATTGACGAGTTATTGAACAAGCCCGAAAAAGATCAGTTAAAAAACAAAAGGGTATTAGAAGCGGAGCCGATTAACTTTTTGCGTGGATGCACTTGGCGGGATAAGATTGTGATTGTGGATGAGGCGCAGAATATGAGTGTGAGAGAATTGACTACTGTGCTTACAAGGATTGGTCGTGGTAGTAAGTTATTTGTGTGTGGTGATAGTTTGCAGAGTGACATTAGGAGTAGTGGGTTTACTAAGTTGGCTAATTTGTTTAAAGACGAGCAGAGTTCCAAAAAAGGGGTATATAGTGTAGAGTTTAGCAAAGAAGATGTGGTAAGAGATAAAATTATTACATATCTTGTAGAAAAAATTGAATTATTAGCCCCAAATCAATAAAATTTCATATGAATAAAGTTTTCTGTTCATCCTGCGGTCAAAAAAACGTGTATGAGGTGACCAAACCCAAGTTTTGTTCGGCGTGTGGTTCGTCGATTGGAGCGGCAGCACCCGCGCCAGCTCGACGAGAAGCTGTTGCTGAAATTGATTATGAGGAAGAAAGTCCTCGTTCATTTGATTTGAAAAAAATGAAGAGAGACATTGTAGCAGAGGCTAGCTCGCAACAGACTACATTGACTGATCTTTGGAAATCGGCCACTCCTGAAGATGCTAATAGGAGTAGGACTTCTAGACCAGCAGCAAATTTGCCCGAAGGTGAAGCTATGATTAAACAAAGCCAAGCTGATTGCGCTTCATCTAGAATTCAAGACATTGATGGATAAAAGGTATGAAGACCTTATTCCAGAGATAGAAGAACTTTTAAGTAGGTATAGAGCCAAGTGGCAGCTTAACTCAATAGCTTGGTTGGATTATGACGATGTGTCTCAAATAATCCGCACTCATATCTACAAAAAGTGGCATTTGTGGGATCAGAAGAGAGCGTTTAAGCCTTGGGCTTCTATGTTGATTAGTAATCAGATAAAGAATCTGATAAGAAATCATTATGGGAACTTCGCTAAACCGTGTTTGCGGTGTTCTTTTTATTTGGGTGGAGATGAGTGCGGTTTCACTAAGAGTAAGGAGCAGGATGAAGAGTGTGGGGACTTCGCTAAATGGAAGAATAAAAAACAAAGCGCGTTTCATTTAAAGATGCCAGTCTCTTTGGATTCTTTAATATCTGTTAAAGATAGGATAAATGAAGATGAGTTGGATTATGATAAGAAAACGGCCAAGATACATCTTTTGGTTATGGCTGAGTTAAACGACAAGCATAAAGAGATATACAAGCTTTTGTTTATAGATCATATGGATGAAGTAAAGGTTGCAAAGAAGTTTGGGTTCAAGCGAGATACAAGTAAAAGAAAGACACCTAGATACAAACAAATAAATAACCTGAAGAAGAAGTTTTACAATATAGCCGCAAAGTTAATAAAAGAGGAGGATTTATAATGATATATGATTTAACAGAGGAGCAGAAAGAGGAGATTCTTAAGTTGTTTAAACAGAACCCCGATTTAATGTTTATTACCCGCAAAGTATTTAATGACGATGAGATTGATGGGAGGTCGAAACAGGGTCGTGCGGTGAGGAAGTTCTTAGCTGAACAAGATAAAAAAGCAAATACATCACTTGCCCCGAAAGTAGAGCAGGTTCACCTAAATAGGGAACAAAAAGAGTTCTTGATGACTGACAATATTGAGGTTGGGATGAATGCATTAGAGATCGCCCGACTTACTTTCAAAGACCGTGATGTTCAGCCCTTGAGTATGAAGCATAGGGTTATTGTCGATTTCCTAAAAACTTATAGGCCAGAGATTGTAGACGATAACGAAATTGTTACAAAAGAGAAGTGGACTCCTCCCAAGTCCATAAACAGAGCGATTGTTAAGATAAACAACTTCTGTGGGGCCGCACTAGAAGAGCTAACCCTCCAAACAAAACAAAAGAAGCTAGTCGAGCAATTAATTATTTATTTTAAAAGCCCTCGCTTCAATCATTTTATTAATCAGTATGCGACTCTAGCTGACAGAAACTTATTCGAAAGTGAGTTCGTCCGTGCTGTTTGGGACAAGCCTGACCTCACTAACGACGAATTGAATCTGTATGTGACCGTATGTGCTAACTATGTGCGCCAGAAACACATCCAGATGCGTATTGACAAGCTTAATGCACTACTAGACGACCAAGACAACGAAAGGGACATCACAATGCGTCTGACGGAGATTATCAAGGCCACCAGTGAAGAGCTTAACCAGTGCGAGAAGCGTATCGAATCTCTAACGAAAGACTTGAATGGATCTAGAACTGCAAGACTGAAAGCTAAAGGCGAAGAAAATGGATCTATCTTTGCTTTGGTCGAAGCATTCCAAGAGCGTGAAGAAAGAGACCGTATGATCATGATGGCAGAACTTCAAAACAAATTAATTGAAGAAGAGGCTGATAAACTAGAGAATATGGATGACTATAAAGCACGAGTGCTTGGCATATCTAAAAAAGAGTTGTTATGAGTGAGTTTGTTTGCAGAGTATGTGGTAAGTCCTTCGATAATCGTAGGAGCTTCCACGCCCACCTTAAAGCTCATAGCACCTCCATTGGGGAATATTATGTGGAATACTATGGCAAACGGGATCTTTACACAAACGAATTACTACAATTCAAAAACTACGACCAATACTTTTCAGAAGACTTTAATAATGTAGATAATTATTTATCTTGGTTAAAGACGACTTCTCCTATCAAAGCAAAAAATCACTTAATCAATTACACCCGCGAAAGATTTAAAAATAAGGATGTAAAGTTTACTCCACCAGACTTATACTACATGTTGGCTCAAATGCCTAATATCGATTACTACCGCAAAATGTGGAGGTCTTACTCTGATTTCTCTGAGGACTTGGGAATAAAATCTTGGTTTACTAAGAATTTACCCAAAAACTTCTGGGAACAAGAAAGTAAAGACATGCAGATATTCGTGGATACTAGAGAACAAAAGCCTCTTAACTTCGATAATAGTGTAAAGAATAAATTGGACTTCGGTGATTATACTGCTGCTGGAGAATACTACTCAAAAACCTTTGTAGATAGAAAAGCTCAAGATGATTTTAGACAAACATTTGGAAAAGACATTAAAAGATTCAGGCGCGAAATGGATCGTTGTGTCCAGTTTAATTCTTACATGTTCATTGTTATCGAGTCATCTATTGAAAAGATTGAGGAGGAAAACAAAGTATCAAAGTTCAAATCGAATTTAGGTTACTTGTGGCACAATGTTCGTAGTCTAATGATAGACTACCCAGAAAACATACAGTTTGTTTTTGCTTACTCAAGAGCGGGGGCGAAGAAGATTATCCCCAAGATACTACATCACGGGCAACGTCTATGGCACGTTGACGTTCAATATCATTTAGAGAAAAAAGTTCATGGCATGGCAGAAAGGAAAACAGCGGTATCGAAATGATTATTCCGCTAACGAACTTAATACATATTTAAAAACACTTGATGGCGACTTGCCTGACGAGGAAGCTAAGTATTTATTATATAAGTTTTTAAGAGCTAATATAGCATTTACCTCCGAATTATTTTTGGGGGTAAAGTTATTCCCATTTCAGGCTATGGCTATCAAGGGGATGATGGTATCGGACTATTCGATGTTCGTATTCTCCCGTGGTATGTCTAAGACTTTCTCTACAGCTATTTATGTGTTACTTGAATGTCTGCTAAACCCTAGTGCAAATATAGGTGTTATTGCAGGTAGCTTTAGGCAGTCAAAACAAATCTTCCAGAAGATGGAAGACATCCTTGGTAAGCCAGAGGCAAAGCTCGCAAAAGAATGTGGAGTTAAAATAACAAAAGGAACTGACCAGTGGACTTTGAAGATTGGTAATAGTCGCGCTATAGCTTTGCCATTAGCTAACGGAGAACGACTTCGTGGATTTCGATTTAATAGGATAGTGTTAGATGAGTTCTTAACAATACCAGAAAAGATATTCAATGAAGTTATCATACCATTCCTTGGAGTTGTAGAGAATCCTATTGAAAGGGAGGAACTACATAAACTAGAATCCCGCCTTATCGACAAGGGCGAGCTGAAAGAGGAAGATAGGTATGTATGGCCAAATAATAAGTTGATAATACTTTCATCTCCGTCATTCAAATTCGAATACATGTATAAACTCTACAAGAAGTATGAGGGTCTTATATTCGGAGAGTTCGACAGAGATAATGATGATGAAGAACAAGCGGCTGATGATGCATATAGATTAATTATGCAATTAAGTTATGACTGTGCTCCGACAAGACTTTACGATCAGAACCTGCTTAAACAGGCGAAGGCTACCATGTCCGAGATGCAGTTTAAACGAGAGTTCGGCGCACAGTTTGTAGATGAGAGTGATGGTTATTTCAGATTATCTAAAATGGCAGCTTGCACCATCGCTGATGGAGAGTTTCCTGCTGTTGAAGTAATTGGAAACCCAAGTGACGAGTATATTCTTGCTTTTGACCCCAACTGGGCTGGTAACACAAGTGCTGACCACTTCGCAATGCACGTATTTAAGGTTCTGAGGGACGAACAGAAGGTTTGCCTTGTTCATAGCTACGCAGTGGCTGGAGTGTCCTTAAAAGAGCATATGAGGTATTTTCTGTATCTTATTCAATACTTTAATATCGTGGGTATATGCGGTGACTACAATGGAGGAGTTCAGTTCATCAACTCTTGTAATGAGAGCGAGTTGTTTAAAAAGGCTAGTGTAAATATTGGAGTGATTGAGGTCGATTTAGAAAAACCTGATCAATGGCACAGTGATATCTCACAATTTAAGAGTCAATATAACCAAAAGGAAAGAAAATATTGTGTCTTAAGGAAACCTACAGTCAACTGGATTAGAAGTGGTAATGAAATGTTGCAAGCAGCAATAGACCATAAAAGAATACTGTTTGGCTCCAGAGCGGTGGACGATCACTTCGACCGACAAAGAAAAGGTAATTTGCCAATTGATGAGATAAAGTGGGATAATAAAATTACAGCTACTTCTAAAGGAGCGAAAATGATTGATCTTATTGACCAACAGAAAACTAACATTGAACTTACAAAGTCAGAATGCGCTAACATTGAGGTTACTACAAACCCCCAAGGTTCACAGTCATTTAACCTACCCCAAAACATCCGAAGACAGAAGGGGCCGAATAGAGCACGAAAAGACTCTTATTCTGCTTTGATTCTAGGGAATTGGTTCGCCAAAGTATATTTTGATTCTCTTAATGTAACTCCTGAGAAAAAACCTGAGTCTACATTTATACCGTTTACTATTTGAAAAGTTGTAAAGTAACTTTTATAACTTTAGTGTAACAATTGTTAGCATGGCAAAGCGTAAGTACACAAAACGGTCTGAATATTGGAATAAGTTCAAAAGCGACACTCCCAATCATAATTTAGAGGATATAGCTAATCAATCTTTAGCAGAGGAATTTTCTCCAGAACTTGTCGGGGAATCTTTATATGAAACTACTGCGTCTCGTCTTTCTGACCCAACAAATCGTTCAAGTTCAAGAACTAATAGCGTTACTCAAAGCTATACTAAAAATAGATTTAAAAATATTGATGACGGTCTTCTTCCATTTGATTACTCTCGTGACTCCGTAAATGTCCGTGACGCTATCCAGTTATGCCAAAAGGCTTACTTCAACGTCCCTGCGTTCAGGAGTACTATTGATATGCTCTCTGACTTTGCTGACTCTGATTTATTTTTAGAGGGGGGATCTGCTAAAGCTAGAAACTTTGTAAAAGCTTGGTTTAAAAGAATTAAAATTCATGATATCAAGTCACAATACTTCCGCGAATACTATCGTTCAGGCAATGTTTTCATGTATCGTGTTGATGGTAAAATCAAGACCGCTGATACAGGTAAGGTTTTAGAAACCTATGGGGCTACTAAGAGCGTCCCTATTCCAATCAAGTATTTGATTATAAACCCAACTGATATTGCTACAAAGGGTTCTATTTCTTTTAATGACTTTCAGTATTTCAAAGTCCTCACTCCATATGAAATCTCTAGACTCAAAGAGCCTAAAACAGAGCATGAGATTGAGATGTATAATTCTTTACCAGAAGATGTTCAGGTAAGAATCCAAAACAATACCGCTACTACCACTGAGCGTTTGTATATTAAATTAGCTTCAGAGCTACTACATGTTGTATTTGCTAAAAAGCAAGACTATGAGCCACTTTCTGTTCCATACGCTTTCTCTGTCCTCGATGACATTAATAAGAAACTAGAGCTTAAGAAAATTGACCAAGCGATTTCTCGTTCTATTGAGAATGTTGTTTTGTTGGTTACTATGGGTGCAGAGCCAGATAAGGGTGGAGTTAATCACAAAGCATTAGCTGCAATGCAAAACATTTTCAAGAATCAAAGTGTTGGGCGTGTTCTTGTATCTGATTATACCACAAAAGCTGACTTTGTTATCCCTGATCTTCGCAAAGTCATTGGCCCTGAAAAATATGAGATTTTAAACCGCGACATCCAAGAGGGGCTTCAGAATGTTCTCCTTGGAGATAACAAATATGCTGATGGACAACTAAAGATGAAGATCTTCATTCAGCGTTTAGAAGAATCTCGCCAGCAATTTATTCGTGATTTCTTACAACCAGAGATACGCCGTATTTGTAAAGATGCTGGTATGCGTTCTTGGCCAGAAGTTAAGTTTATTAAGACTGATACTCTTAATAATTCGGACATGACTAAGCTTGCTACTCGTATGATGGAGCTTGGAGTTCTTACTCCCCAGCAAGGCATGGAGGTTATTAACACTGGAATGTTTCCAAAGTCTGAAGATATGGAAGATGCACAAGGTGTATTCAAAGAGCAGAGGGAAGAAGGTCATTATATGCCACTTGTAAACACCATTAACCTTTACCAAAACGAAGAAGATTCTGCTCCAGATGCTAACCCAGAAGCTGCTCCTATAGCTCCTTCTGGTGGTCGCCCGATGGGAGTTTCCAATTCAAGCTTTTCAAAGAAACATATTGTTGAAGCTACCCAAATGGTTAGTGAATTTGAACTGAGAGCTTATCGTGACTTTGCTCTTAAGTTTGGCTTGGACGAACTTGATGACGATAAAAAAGATTTGGTTTCTCGCGCTTGTGAGTCAATTATTGTTTCTAAACCAGTAGGCGAATGGGATGAGACTTTATCAAGTGTTGTAGAAAATTTAGATAATCTTTCTGAACTAAATGTTGATCCAGATGTGTTAGATGTAGGCTCCAAGCATCAACTTGATGACATGTCTGCTGCAATTTTACATCACTCAACTAAAATTTAGGTGTATAACATTTTATGGATTTAAAAGATTTTGAGGTAAGTAGCTTTGATTGTAGCATTAAGGCTCTCAAAGAAGCTGACTACGAGAAGTTTGGAGTATCTGAAGGATCTATTGCAGAAGCTGCTAAATCTTTATTGCCAGACGACTTTGACCCATCTGCAAATGTAGATGTATTGCCTGTTGTATTTAATTTAGCCTTGGTCAACGAATTTAATAAAAACGGTGATGGCATCGATTCTGAAACAGCAGTAGCAGCCGTAAAAAGATTTATAAATAAGCCAATTAACATTGAACACAAGAAGCATAAGATCGTAGGCCACATGATCAATGCTTCTTTCTCTATGGAGGAATATGATTTTAAAGATAATGCTATTGAATCATATGCTGACAAAGAAGAACCATTTTATATTAACGCTGCTGGTTTAATTTATAAGAATATTTTTCCAGAGTTAGCGGAAGCTATCGAAACAGCCGCTAAAGAAGAGAATGAAGAATATCAGAGTATTGCTACTAGCTGGGAGCTTGCATTTAAGAACTATAAGGTCGTCTATGGATCTAATAGATTGGACGAATGTGAAGTTGCCGAAGGTTCAAAGAAGGAGGAACTTAAGCAATATGTAAAGGGTTTTGGTGGCAAAGGTGTAGATAAAAATGGCACACCAGTTCATCGATTAATACATGGTGAAACTTATCCTTTAGGAGCTGCACTAACGTATAAACCTGCTGCTAGAGTTAAAGGAGTTTATACATCAGACCCACAGAAAAACAAAAAGCCTGTTGATAATTCTTTAGCAAAAGAAGATAATAATATTATTAAAAATTCCCTAAACGGAAAAAACACTGTAACAAACAACAAATTCGATATTTTTGATATGGATAAGGAACAATTCGAAACATTAATGACACAAGTTGCCGAAAGCGTAGCTTCTGTAGTCAAGAAGGACGATCAAGCCAGCTCTGTTGGTGAGATTATGCGTGATGCCCTTACTGAGCATTCCGAAAACTGGAAATCTAAAGTTCAACTTGAAGCCGAAGCTCGTGAGAAGGCAGAAGCAGATCTGAATGAAATGAAAGCTTCTTTTGATGCTGTTCAGACAGAACTCTCCGCTCTCAAATCTGAGATCGAAGCTCAAGCTGCCGTTGAGTTATTTAACTCTCGTATGAACTTTATCGACTCCACATACGAACTTACTGAAGCAGAGCTTAAGTTGGTCGTAGATGAGTTGAAGGTTGTTGAAGCTTCTGATGAGGCTTTCGATACCTTCAAAGAAAAACTTTCTATTCTTTTTGCAAGCAAGACCAAAGAGGCCATTGCAGCTCAAGAAGAGGCAGTCAAAACCAAAATCGAAGAGGCTATTGCTTCTAAGATGGCAGAAGAGGCTCCTGAGCAGCAAGAAGAAGTTGAAGCTAGCGAAGATGAGTTGGAAGTTGAAGAAGTCGAGGCTGCTTCTATTCCTAACAACAACGCAGAAGCTTCAGAACAAATTTCTTTGGTTGCAAAACTGAAAGAGAACTTCTCTGTAGAAGTTACAAAATAAACAAATTCTAACTAAAAAATCTAACTAAAATATACTGTTATGGCTAGTGAAATTACTAATCTGCTGCCGTTTCGCCAATATGACGATAACGATGTTATCAACATGTTTGCTTACGAAGGCACTAATGTCGGGGCTGGAACCATTGTAAAGGTTTCTGCCGCCAATCTCAACGACGATCTGACTGATCTCGTAGACGGTGGAGATGCTTTCCTTACTACTCAAGGAAACGCTTATTCTCCTCTTGCTGTTAACCCTCTCAAAGTTGCAGCAGCTGGATCGGGCGATTCTGCCCTCGGAATCACCTTGCGTGATGTTCGCGATACTGATGAGAATGGAGAAAAACTCCGTTTCCACCCAGAAAAAAAGGAAGAGCTTCAAGCTGTTCTTTCTGGAGAGTCTGTGCCTGTTGCGACCAAAGGAGTGTTCACCTTCACTGAAGCTGCATTTGTTTCTTCGGGTCTTTTAGCCCCCGGTGTTGACGTTTTCGGCAAAGCTGGTGGAAAGCTTGGAGCTACAGGTGGAAGCGCTATTAAAGTGGGAACCGTTCTCGCTACTGGATCTCGTGCTGCTGGGGATACTCACGCAGGAGGATACGCAATCGTCAAAATTGACATTTAATTCTAACTCATATTATTTCAATGAAAATTACTATTAAAAGAACTGAAGATCAGTTGGCCCTTGTTCGCGCAATGGGTTCGAATAATCGTGAGGAGGCTTACGAGGCTCAGGCCGCTGTTGCAGAACTTCTCGGGCCTGTGGTCACTGAAGTTATCAACAACGCTGTGACCGTTGGGAATCTTTTCACCACTCTGACCTATCAGGCTGATGACAATCCTTCCCTTCCTCTTGATCTCTTCCACGATATTACTGATGAAGATTATGTGCAGGTTTACTCCCAGCAAGTTGCTGGTGGACTCCCTTACAACCAAGTCTTTCCAGCTCATAACGAGCTGAAGTTTAGCACTTACACCCTTGATAGCGCACTCGCTTTCGACCGTAAGTATGCTAAGAAGGCTCGCGTTGACGTTGTTTCCAAGACCTTCACTCGTATGGCTCAGGAAGTTATGCTGAAGCAGGAGCGCACTGCATTTAACGTGCTTGCTTCCGCTCTTGTTGCTGGAAATAGCTTGACTGCTTCTGCTGGTGATCACATCATCGCTGCTGCTGGTACAAACCTTGTCCTTGATGATTTGAACAACCTTATCACTAAGTCCAAGCGTATCAATAGCTCGTTTGTTGGTGGAACTCCTGTTGGTGGTTCTAAGGCTGGCGTTACCGATCTTCTCGTTTCTCCTGAAGTGGTTGAAGATATTCGCGCTATGGCTTACAACCCTGTCAACACTCGTCAAGCAACTTCTGGAACTACCAGTATGGCTGCTCCTGAAGAGCTTCGCTCTCAGCTTTACAGTGCTGCTGGACTCCCAAGCTTCTACGGTATCAATATCGTCGAAGTCCTTGAAATGGGTAGTGGACAGCGTTTCAACAAGATCTTTGATGCTGTTAAAGGTGGCGTGAGCTTTACTGAAGGCTCTGAGCAGATCCTTATCGGTGTTGATCGTTCTCGTGACGCTCTCCTTCGTCCTGTTGTCCTTGATGAAGGATCGACTGGTGAGCTTAACGTTCTTGTTGACGATCAGTTCTCTGTCCGTCAGAACAAGATTGGTTACTACGGTAAAGTCGAAGAGGGTCGCGTCTGCATCGACGACCGCGCTCTTTGCGGAATCATCCTCTAATCGAGGTTTCCTAAATTTAAGGGTCGCCCTACGGGGCGGCTCTTTTTTTTTGATTTTTTTGGTGTAATCTATTATGATAAGATATGGCAAATAAGAAAGAATTTTTAGAAGAGTTCAACGTTGTTGATGGTAAAGAGCGTTCTGAGCGAGAAGACAAGATTCAAAAAACAAAAGAATTGGAAGATCTTTTGGGGATTAAGGATGTTAATCCATATGGCACAAATAACAAGGATGTTTTCGCTAGTAATCTTGGTAGTATGTCTGTCGGAGAAATGACGACCCTTGCTCAAAGGGTTGGTCTACCAGCTTCCTCTATTGATACTCCATCAGTATTAAAGAAGAATTTACTTAAGTCCTTTGATATTTATGTTCAGCAAAATAACGTAACAGTAGCGGGACAAGCACAACCCGTTGTTGACCCAAAGGCTGAAAATTACGATGAAGTAAAAAAGCTGTTTGAGCTATAGAATTCCCTAAAGGCTGGTTTTGCTGTAAGATTATTTAATGAATGATCTTGGCTCACTAGCAACAAAAATAGTAAATTACGAGTTTCCAGATGACACTGGAAGATTTCCCGTGTCTTATGTTTCTGGTTGGCTTGAGGCCAATATTGGCGAGCTTAACGGTCTAACTAATGAAGAGTTTTATGTTAATGATACGGGGGCTATAGAAATTGCTACTGGCTCAGGTTTATTGCCGATTGAAGAAAACATTTTTTCAACCCTTTATGAAATCCACTATTACGAAAAAGCTTCTAGGGATTCTCTTCGTGAGTTCACTTATGGAGGAGATACAGACTGGATAACTCTAAAAGAGGGCGATACTACCATTCAAAGACAGAATAAAAACTCTGTTGCCAAAACATATAGAGAATTGAAGGTTAATACCTCTGATCGTTTAAATGACTTAGTTGGCCGCTATAATCAATATAAGTCTTCTCCCTTGCAGGTGTTTGGTCGAGATGGGATTGATCCTGTTGACAATATTGACGCATACCAATCTACAAGCTCTTACAGAACATTTTAATGGCTTCATTACTTACATCTACTCAAAAGTCAGCAATCCAAAGTGCGTTAAGCGAAGTCCACGACACTTTCGCTAGAGATATTTATGTCTACATTGAGAAGAAGGTAACTACAAGACCCGCTAATTTGAACTACAATCCGCTGTATGGTAGGACTAAGGATGATTCTAGGTTGAGTTCGCAAACTACGCTAGTTAAGCATACAGTGCAAGCTAGGGTCAGCTACGCGCCAAATCAGGGTGAGTCTGTAGTAGATGGTAAAGCGCAATTTAATTTAACTGCTTCTCATGGTAAGGTGAGAATCAAAGTTGATTCAGATGGTTACGATAAGGTAAAGGATTCTAGTAGGATTGAAATTGATGATGTTTTATTTACTGTGGATACTGATGCTAAAAATGTAGGGCCATTCTCGACTCAATACTATACTGTATTCCTTAAACGAGAAAACTAATGGCTAAAGCATTTCTATCAGCAACGAGGTTTCAAGTAACTATAGATAAGGCTGCACTTCTCAAAGAAGTGACTGCTGGTAGCAATGGTAAGGTCACTGGGCGAGAAGTAAGAAAATATGTTGTTCCTATTATTGAAGATGCACAAAAAACTTTAATTAAAGATTTTTTTAATCATTCTGTTACGAAAGAAATTAAAGCTGGGCCAAATGCATCAAATAGCTCTGGCTCCTTGGGTGGTTATGGCAACCTTTTTTCTTTTATTGGTTTTAATAAGGGGTCTGACCCAACAGCAGGAATTGAAAAAATATTAAAACAAAAACTTGTAGTTACAGTTCGGGCGATATCTAGTGGGAGGTTTAAGATATCTATCGCAAACCCCCCTTCTCAAGACGAGCTTTTTAGTGTTTCCCAGTTACCTTGGGCTAGTGGATCTAGCTGGGCAGAGGGTATAGAAAAAGGAATATCTAACCTTGGCTCTTTTTTATATAGAAGCAAAGGTGTTGGCAATTCTAGAGCTGGAACGGGGATACAAGTGTTAAAGAATTTAAGATCCACCAGCTTCCAAACTCAACCCTACATCTCTAAACTTGTAGATAAGTTTTACAAAAACATTATAAAATTTTAAAAAATGAAAGCTCAATTTGATCAAAATTTATTATCCAGCTTTTACTTATGGTTAGAGAACCGTTTGTTGAAGTCTGACACTAAGGCTTATATTACTGGGCTAGACAATAATTTTCGTTATGTGGATTTTGATGATATCCCCGCTGATATGGTTGGTTATCAGGGCGAGTATCGTCAACTGGTCGCTGATTATGATATTGATACTGTAAACTCTGGGTTTATGGTGGACGGGGGTTTTGTTACTGGAGATTCTAGCGCAAATGGAGGAGTCTATACTGATTACCAAAATGGAAGACTTTTGTTCCCCGCAGCCTCTGGAACTGATTTAAACGTATCTGGAACCTATTCCGTAAAAGAAGTAAATACTTACATCTCTCACGATGATGATGTAGAATTTTTGGTATATTCTGATTTTTTAGAAAATGGACAAGATTCGCCTTACTTTTACAATGAGACAGGAATTATAGACAAAGGAGCTTATTTCCTTCCAGCTTGTTTCGTTTCTCTAGCTTCTTCTGAGAATGAAGAGTTCGCATTTGGTGGGGAGGAAAGCACTGAAAGTAGGGTTCGTGTCATGATTTTAACTAAAGATTCTTATATTTTAGATTCTGTTATTTCTAGACTTAGAGATACCGTAAGAGAAAAGGTAACTCATATTCCTTATGAAAGCTTCCCATATGCTTATTCTTATTCTGTAAAGGATTTTCCTTATACCTATACTGGTATTGTAGGAGATCAAGGGAGTAACCCTCTATGCTCTTATATTGATCGTGTTACAGCTTCAAAAGTTGTTTCGGAAGCTCTACGAGAAAAACTAAACAAGGACTTCTCAATCGCTTTCTTAGACTTCGATTTATTAACCTATCGTTTCCCAAGGTCTTAAATCGGTGTATTTAAAGTAAACCTTTTTATAAAAATGGCTACAAGAACTAGAGTAATTTCACAAAATAAAGCAGTCTATGTATCTCCCACTGGATGGGACATATATGCTGGACACAATGCTGGAACCACAGTAACTGGAAGAAGTATGATAACAGGTCATCAACTTCATCGTGTTGACACCTTTTCCTTCGAAATGGATCTTGCTGGAACGCGCCAAGACGTTAGAGAATTTGGTCAATTAGCACGAATCGGAACTATCAACCTTGAAGAAATCAATCCAACTTTAAGTTTTGGTTACTTTTTGGGAGATGGAGAAAATGAGTTAGCTCTTGGTTTCCATAAAACAGCCACGGGAGTTTCGGATTCAACTGGTCAGATGTGTTCTGGTCAATTATCAGAACATCCTATTCTCAGTGAGCGGAACGTTTATCTTTTAACAGTTGAAGAGGGAAAAGATGCTTTTGCGATGGAAAATAGCAATGAAATGAAGACAGAAGAAGACAAGCATGATGTTGTTGGATTTGGAAACTGTTTCATTTCTAGCTACAGTGCGAACTTCGCCATTGGAGAAATCCCAAGGGCTGATATCGAGATGCAAGCTTCTAATGTCGTTTTCTATACTGGAATTAACTCTGGACTCCTTAATCCATCATTGGATCTAGCGGGGGAAAGAAACTTTAGTGGAACGACTCAACTTCCTGCTCCTGACACTGGAGCTGAAGTTCCTCTTGTTCTTCGCCCTCAAGATGTAAGCGTTAGTTTTGACGAAGCAGCAGGTGCAGTTGGCGATGGTGTTGCTCCAATTGGTGGGCCTTCCTTTAGTGCTCTGCCTATTCAAAGTGCTTCTATTGAACTTCCACTAGCTCGCGAAGTTATTCAGGCTCTTGGTAATGAGTTAGCTTACGCTAAACTACTTGAATTCCCAATTGACGTAACTATGAACCTCAGTTCTCTTACTAGGGACTTTGCTTCAGGCGCACTTGAATATGCTTTAACTGGAGCGGCTGAGAATAATAAAACTGACATCACATTGAACATTACAGAACCCGGCGTGGCAGGGCATACACTCAGGTATATCCTTAAGGGAGCAGTTCTTGACAATCAGTCCTTCTCACAAGGACTTGATGACAACGAAACTGTTGATCTCACTTTCTCTGCTCAAATTGGAGGTGCTGATACCACTACTCAAGGTTTGTTCTTCTTGCCACAGGAGAATAGGGCTGTTCCTGCCTTTACTCCTGTCAGTGGACAGGCAAACAAAGAGGATGATCAGCCAATCAAAGTTATCGGCGGGGCTGGCGCTTAATCCCACTAAAAAACTCACAAAGCAGCCTCACCGAAAGGTGGGGCTGTTTTTTTGTGTAATATATAAAGAATGAAGGTTTACCAACAAGTTTCGGGTTACGAAGAATCAATTACAAATTTAAACATTTCTATTGATGATACTTTCTCGGGATTCTCTGTAGCTGCTGGGACTGGAGATGTTGTTGCTGGAGAAGGAGGCAGCACAGGATTACTTAATAGTGGCTTTGTTTTTTCTGGAAACGTGGGGTATATTTTTGATCAATCAGGTAGATTTGTTGGGGGTTATTCTGCTAATGATTCATTTGATATTTCAGTTCACATGAAGAGAAATAACACTTATTCTTACTTCATTGATGATGTTCTAATCGCAAATAATGTCTCTGGTTCAACTGGCTTTGATTACATTGAGTTTGAAAAACATGGAGATTCCACTCTTGAGATCGAATATATTTTCTAGTATTTGTTGATATATTTGTTTTTTTTACGATAATATTTCGTAAAAAGTTTATGAAAGAGCTGTATTCATTCCCGATTAAGAGAAAAGTAAAGCAAAAAGTCTCGATAGAAAAAGAGAATGCTAAAGGGGAGATCGTAGAAACCTCAAAAATAAAGACCAAAACTGTCTCTAATAGAGTTATTTTCGCCAAACCTTCTTTTGCTGATATTGAAAATGCAGAGTTCTTTTATGGACAGCAGTATAATGATTTTATCAATGCTGGTTATTTGACACGATTCTTGCTTAACAACAAAATTGGCGACTCAGGAGGATCTTCTTCTAAGTTGAGTAGCGAGATAATCAATAAGGCTTTTGTTGATAATATGGAAGCAGCCAAGGTTATTGAATTCTATGAGGGTCAGAAAGATCTGAATGAAGAGCAAGAAAAAAAACTTAAAGAAGCAAAAGAGACATTTGCTGAAACGCAAAGAACTGTAGCAGAGTTCGAAGAATTTTATCGAATTCAATATAACCAGACGGCAGAAGCAAAAGCAGAGCAGAAGCTTATTGAGTGGTTTATTTTTAACTTTTCTTATTATGAAGATAAAGTGAATGATTCCGTGGAGCTTTTTCCCTTATTCTTGGGAGACGATTTTGATCAAAAGCGAGCGCATTACTTGCAGTTGTGCGAAGATGAGGAAGATATTGAAGACATTTCTCTTTTAGACAACAAAGCAATTTTTGATTTATCCTTTCATACTTTGGCTAGGGTCGCTAATTTGTGGTATAACAAAATGGGGGCGAATCAAAAAGAGATCGAAGAGAAAATGAAAGATGTCTTCGGTGATGAATGAACAAAGAAAGTTCACTACTCTTAGATATACTGCGTGGTTACAGTAAAATAACTTACAAGTATAAAAACTATTATTTCAAACACTTTGGGGTGTATGATAGCTTAAAGCTTGAAGAGTTTGAGCTAGATTGTATTAACCAAGCTAAAAAGCAAGGCATCAAGAGTAAAGATGAGCTTTTAGAGTTGGCAATAAAAAGAGGGGGTTGGTCAAAAGAGGAGGAGTCTTCAATGAAAGACTTAAAATGGATGATCGACAAGTCTAGAAAAGCTTCTGCGAAAATATCAGACAACAACGCTCGAAAAGCTTTTGAAGATTCTATTACGAAACAAGTAGATCAGCTTGCTCAATTAGAAGCCAAAAAGAATCAGTTCACTAATCATAGTGCTGAAAATCTTGGGAAAAGAAAAAGGGCTAATAAGGAAATAAGTTTCAGTCTCTTTTACGATAAGGAGATGACTAGAAATGTAAACGAGGAAGATTTGTTTTTTTTAATTTCAGAAGTTAATTTAAAGATACAAGAATTAACAAATGTTGAGAATTTATTAAAAGTTGCTTATGAGTCTTACTTTTTTGATATATATTGTTTGAATTATAGAAATCCAAGTCAGATTCTTGACACAAATATTTACAAAATAACAATATGGCAAAAAAACTTATTATCTTACGCCTCCGTCCTTTTAAATAAACTTAAAAATCTTGATATTCCTGATGATATTAGGGAAGATGCCGTAAAGGTGTATAACTTCCAGCCAAAAGAAGATGTAGCTAAGGGAGATAAAGTCACAGAAGGAGTCTCTGACCTTAGAGCTAAAATGTCACAAAAAGGAGGAAAGCTGACTGCTGATGACTTTTAGTGTATTTAATTACAATGGCTGCTCCACTAAATATTAATGCTAATTTAAACCTAAACCCAGCTAGTATCAATGCCTCTGCAAAGCAGGTGCAGCAAGCTTTAGGTAGGATTACAGGTCAAGCTTCTGAGTTTCAAAAATCGCTAGATGCCTCTACTGCTCGTGTTTTTGCGTTCGGAGCAACGACTGCTGTTATTAATGGAGTAACTCAATCATTTAAAGCTCTCCTCTCTACTACAATAACAGTTCAATCTAAATTGGTTGAAATTAACTCGATTTTGGGAGCAGGAGCTTCGGAGTTTAATAAATATAGAAATTCAATTTTTCAAGTAGCCAAAGTTACAGGGCAGTCATTTGAGACTGTAGCTGAAGGTGCTGCTGAACTTGCGAGGCAGGGTTTGAGCGCTACAGAAAGTGCTAAAAGGTTGCAAGCTTCCCTTATATTAACCAGAATATCTGGACTGGGAGCAGAACAGTCTGTAAAAGCTTTGACGGCAGCTATGAATGGTTTTACCTCTGCTGGACTTACTGCGGAGCAAGTGGTCAACAAAATTGTTGCTGTTGATACCGCTTTCGCTGTTTCCGCTCAAGATCTTGCGGAGGGTTTTAGCCGAGCTGGGTCTACGGCTGAAGATGCTGGAGTTAGTTTTGATCAACTGCTGGGACTAATTACTGCTGTTGAGCAGAGAACTGCGCGAGGTGGAGCTGTTATCGGTAACGCTTTTAAATCAATTTTTACTCGCTTGAGTAGGGGAACTACTATTGAAGATCTTAAATCGTTGGGAGTTGAGATTGATGCTACCCAGAGTGGAATTCAAAAACTCCAAGCGCTTTCTAAAGCTTTAGAAAATATATCAGATCCCACTATAGCAAGTCAAATTAAAGAACTCGCTGGTGGAGTTTTCCAAATCAACGTTGTTAGTGCTGCGTTAAAAGACATTGGTAGTGATGCTTCTGTTTTTGGACAAGCTACAGAAAAATCTTTTAATGCTACTAATGAAGCTACAAGTAAAAACGTTGCACTTAATGAGCAGCTTTCAGCTCAAATTAATTCCCTTGTTGTCTCTGTTACAAGCTTAGGAGAAAAACTAGGTGGTATTACTTTCGGGCCACTTTTAAAGAATTTAGTTGGGCTTGCCACTAAATTTTCAGAGATGCTTGATGGAGCATTAGATCCAGAAAAGGGTAATAAGTTCATACAGTCAATGTTCAAAATTATTGGAGGTTTCATATCTGGGCCGGGGTTGGCTATCTTTACAGTTGCTTTCGCTAAAATTTTTGGAACAGTTCTTAAATTTGCTAAAGAAGGATTTAAGACTGTTATGCAGATGGGTTCCGCTACCGAAAGAATTAAGAATATTGAAGGTGGTATTGTTGGGTTATTACAAAAAGACGCTAACTTAAGAAAGACACTTGCAAGCACCACAGCGACACAGGCTCAAAAAGAACAAGCTGTAATCGCGGCTATTCAAAAAGAGAATATGCTGTTAACTCAACAAGAACAGCTAGTAAGGAGTATAGCTAGACAAGCTGCTGCGAGAGGCGTTACAGGATTTAGTGGAACAGCTGGTTTCACTGGTAAGCGAGGCAAGCGCTTCGCTGCTGGAGGAGCAGGAGAAATGGAGCCAGACTTGATGACTGCCATGATGAATGAGGCTAGAGATGCTCCTAGAGGAGCAACGCCTTATGTTACTAATTTTAGAGGCAAACCTGCTGTTATGAATACTTCCGAAATGCAAGTTCGCATCAATGGAAGAGAAGAGATTTTGCGTCAAGATCAAATTCCTAGATTCAACAAAGGCTCTGGCCTAGCAAGAAAGCAACGCCGTAGTGCTTTAAATAGAGATGGACAATTCATCATGATGCATGGTGAAAGAACTGGCTACAAACTAAATCGTTTTTTCATGGGCGTAGATCCAAGAGGAGGCGCTACCAAGGCAACTAAAAGCCCGACTGAAACCAATAAAACCTTAGTCAATGTTCCTACATATGGAATTCCTAGAAGTAAAAAAGGTATTGGAGATATTAATACTATAGTAGAAAAACTAAGGAATACCAGTCTCGATGAGGCAATAAGAGTAGCTAGAGCGATCTCTAACAATAAAATGCCGAATAAGAAGAAGTCTGCTATAAGAAGTGCTATCTCTTCGCAAATTAACAAAGGAACGGTTAGAGCTTTCGCAGGAAATATCCAAGAATTAGGGTTAGGAAGTTTATTAACAGATGATAAGTTTAACGATTACGTTTCACAAGGCACTGGATCTACCTTTGACTTAAATCTATCTGGGCAAAAAGCTCTGAAAGGATTCTATGATGTTAGGAGACATAGAGCTACGACTGGTGAGGTAAAAGGATCAGGAAATGATGCTTTAGCAGCAGATACCGCTAGAAAGATATTCCGAGTTTCAAACATGGGGGCAGCCATTCATTCTTCAAGGAATAAACAAGGATTAGCTTCAGGTTCGGATTTCAAAAAAAACTATCCAAGTGGAGTTCGATTATTAGGTAGGAGAGGCAAACCAGTAGGCCCAGTAATAAAGAACCTATCAACGATCAATAAGGGTCTGGGCATGACTAGCGGTTCCAATGCGTCAAAGGCCCAGATTGATCAGAAATTTGTTAGAATGTCAAAAGGCTCATTGCCCAACCTCAAAATCAAAAGATACAATGAAGGGTCTATGATGGGCGGCATAGACCCCATGATGATGATGATGATGATTGGAGGTTTAGGTGGCTCTGTCGAAAGAAATAAAAGCGCTGTAGAACAAAGAAAACAAGATAAAAAGAGGATGCGGGAAATTAAAGCACGGATTGACCGTGCCTCACGGCGTGCCCGTGCCAACGCTGCACCTTCCTCAAGGGCGAGTAGATTGACTTCTCGTTTGAGTGCAGGATTTAGAAATACTTTAGGAAATAAAACCCCCTCTCTAAGAGGAGGCATTGGGCTTAGTGTAGCTGGGCAAGCTATAAGTTCTTTAGCTCCGGGTGCAGGAGGGCTGGTATCAGACCTTACGGGGAGTCAAACAGCTGGAGACGCAACTGAAGCTTTCGGGAGCGCAACTGGCTCAATCACACAATTCGCTGCCGCTGGAGCGATGATTGCTGGGCCATTGGGTGCAGCAACTGGCGCTGTGATAGGGTTTGGGAAAGCATTGATGGATGTAGGTGAAATGAATAAGAGTTCTGCAAAAATCGAGAGAGAAGCTCAAGGGGTAAGCACGCAATTCGTTTCTGGCCAATTATTCAAACAGCATACGGGTGGACAACAAGTATTTGACAATCCAGACACAATGGTAGGTCGGTTTATAGGGGGCATGAATAGTAGAGAAGTAGGGGCGAAGTTATCTGCATTAGCTAAAGGTACTGGAATGGAATCTCTTGATATAACGAAGCAGTTAATGGAGTCCAAAAAAGCATTCGAAAGTTTTTCTATAGAAGACATAAACTCAAAAGAAGCAGAAGAAGCGCAAAAAGTATATGTACAAAATCTAAAGCACGCTACTAAATTAATTAAAAATTCAAATAAAATTGCAAGCGCTATAAATAAAATTAAAGCAAAGCAAAAACTAATTGAAGAAGAATTAGCAAATGATCTTAGTGATAAGTTATCAAAAAATGTCGGTGTGATACAGGATAAGCTTGATACTAAACAAGGCTTAATGGTTGGAAGGCAAGGGCCATTTGCTGACATTATTAACAGGGATCTTGGACTCGCACAAAAATCTGGAGAGGTTACTCAGGCTATGTCTGTAGTTGGGAAACTTAAAAATCAGTTAGCTGGAGCCGAAACTAAAGAGCAAAGAGAAGAGATCAATGCTCTGTTAAAAGAAGCTACAGCAGATTTTACTGACAAAATCAAAGAAGGCGCTATATTCATGCAGCAAAAGCAAAACGAAGTAGGAAGAGAAATACTAGCAGTCGAGAAGAGGAGGCAAGATCTGGCAAGTAAACGAGGAGCTGTAAACTTATCTGACATCAGTAAAGCGGGAACTGGAGAAATATTTGACCTTAGTATTGTTGGAAGATTCCAAGAAGAGTTAAAAAATATCAGAGGTAGCGGTATTTCTGGAGATGAAAAAGACGTAAGGATAGCTGAATTAGTGGCTGAAGTTGGCGAAGCTATTTCAGGACTTAACGAAGGAAGGCAGAAGTTTATAAAATCTATTACTGTCCAAACTTTGGCAGATAGTGAGCGTGAATCTGTTGCTGGAAAGAGGGCGATAGGGGGAGAAGAAAAAAACTTTGAGGGGATTTCATTAAAACAAAGGTTTATGGAGGCTGGATTTGATGAAAGCGCTGTAGAAGAAAATGAAAAACAACTGCAAGCCTTGAAGACGCAGCAAGATGCTATAGCGAAACAAATGAAAAACTATGCCGATGCTTTCAACGCTGAATCAATAGTTGAATCAGTAGCAAAGACAAATCAGGAATTGGAGAAAGCTACGGAAAATCTTGCAAAGTATACAGAAGCTTCAGAGAAGATAGGGGGACTATCAGCAAAAATTCTGACACTAGCTGATACCGCAGGAACAGCAATAGAAGAGCAAACTGCGTTCATCGCAAAACTTGTAAAAAGCAGCAAGGCAAGTGAGACTTCAGTTGGTGCGTTAGTCTCGAAAGAAACTGGGAAAAATGAAAAACCATGAGTCTATTAGTTAATAATGTAATCAACTCTAGCTCTCAAATCTCCTACTCTTACTTAAATAGTCAGGAAGTTTTTGGGTATTTGGTTACTTTAAATTATACTCTAAAGGTAGAAGACATACAGTTCGACAATAATGACGGTGTTCTACTTTCTGGAAGAGCTGCGATTAGATCAGCTTATAAGAGGCAAAACATAACGGCTCGTATAGCTGGAGACGAAATATTAAACGGGTTAGTTACTAATGTATCTTTTGCAGAAGGCTCTCTAAATGGAGAAGATACTGTAAATATAACAATTGAAGAAAGGAGGAGGTTAGATGATTACAGCTCAAAAACCTTCGCTAAATACATTCCAAGCCCTCATTTATTAGAGGACTTCTCTGAAAGCTACAATTTTACAAGATTAGATGCAGACTATTCTTATAATAGGAGCATATCTATAAAATATTCTCAAGATGCAGGAAGTCAGTTTTTGACAAATGCAAAAGCCTTCCTCACTAATTACTACTATGCTAATAGACCCAGCTTAGGGTACTATGAAGATGGTATATCTGAAAATGCTAGATTCAATAAAAATTATAATGGAACTCTCAGTCAGACAATAGATTTAGTAAACTTATCTGTTGATTTACAAGAAAGTTTTGACTCTTCTTTTATTGTTGATTCTGAAAACGTTTCTAAAAAGATAACCACTTCCACCTCGCTTGATGAAAAAGGATATCTCACCAAAGTTATTAGTGTTGAGTTAACGTCATTAAAGCATCACTCGTCTAAAGTTTTAGGGGATGCCATAGGATTGACTATAGATAGTATAATTTCTGACGAAGAAAGTCAGTTTGGAAAGCCATTCGCTATACAAAAAGGCATAACAAAAGACTCTAGAAAAGCATCACTATCTATTGGTTTTTCTACTGATCCAGAGCTATCTCAAGAAAATAGTATTTCTTATAATTGCACTAAAAATAAAGTAGGAGCGTTTTTCGAATACGATTTAAGTGTGACATATAAAGCTAAAGATAAAAATTCACAAACAAGATATGATAGTGTTATAGCTTTGTGGACTTCCAATAAAGACAAAAATGAGACTAAAGTTGTAGGGTTGTTTTCAGAAGCTACAGAAATATACGAAAAATCAAGATCTGCTGCGATTGACAAACCAAAAGGATCAGTAACAGAGAACATAAAATACACTACAGATGATTCTTATGACTCTGGCCCCTTGCCCGAAGGAATTTTAAAATTTAAAATTTCCGTTCAAAAACAAGAAAAAGTGAAAAGGAACAGTGTAATTCTTGATTTATTAGATCTTAAGGAAAAAGTTGTTACCTCCGATTTAAACTCGTTAGGTTCAGCAACTGTTACTGCTACTACTACAGCAGACCCTGCATATGGAGTTCATCATGGTAAAAATTTTTTAAATAGCAAAACCACGGAAATGAATGCAGCTTTAGAAGAAACAGATTTTCACGGAGTAAGCGATGTGATTACATCTAATTTAGTTGATGGAATAACAACTCGTGTAATAGAGTATATAATAGCTTAATATGGCGACTTCTATTACATACGGAAGCTACTCTTTCCCTGAGCCAATCCCGCTTTTTTCTGAAGAAGATGAGGCGGTTAAGCTTGGCGGCTTGCTAGATCATAGCTCTATTAGAGTTAATATAGTGGGCTTTTTGACTGGTAGTGATTTGAGTGGGTTAGATTTGCAAAAAATGCAAATGGTCAGTGGTTTCCTTAATGAATATCAAGACCTAACAATAACAATCGAAAATGAGGCTAAAACTTGTCCTTGTGCCTTTATAGAAAGTATTGATTTTAATGAAAGTGACTCAACTACAGTACTTCCTTATAGTTTAACTGCGTTGTATTATTCTGGAGAAACGTTTTCAGAATATTTTGGTGTTACAGACCCACAGAACTCTTGGTCTTATGAGGAGGGAGATAATAAAATAATTACTGCTACCCATACTGTTTCAGCTAAAGGATTAAAAGTTGGTTCTAAAGATCCTTTTGATAACGCTCGTGAATTTGTTAGCGGCAAGGTTATTAATGGATTTGAAAATATAGCTTTATTCAATAGCGGAGATAACGCCTTCTTGACTTCTAGGACAGAAAACGTAGATAGAAAAGAAAATATTTATGGGGTTACAGAAGTTTACTCTTACTCCGCTGGAGACAGAGATAATTCTGACAAGTCTTACTCCGATAGTGGCGTTTTAAACCTCTCTACGTCAATTTCATTTAGCGACAACTCGGAACTCTCTATCAGTGTCAATGGTAGTCTTCAGGGCAGTATGGACGCAAATACAGGCAGTCAAGTTGGTTTGTTATCAACTGGTAACTTTACTCCAGAGCAAGCCACAGAGGTAGCAACTAATGCATTGGTTAATTCTTACTCTGATTATGAATCAGGGGTTTACAGTTTTGTCCAAGATGGCCCAACAGCATTTAATTATGATTTAAATACTGGAGCTAATCTTCTTAATTTTTCTTTTGCTTTCGCTGACCCAGACAAAGTTGATCTTATTAATGATAATGTTTTACACTCTTATGTGTCTTCAATAAGTTTATCAAAAGATGCTTCAGTCTCTTCAGTCGCAGTTCAGGGGAACTTAAAATATTTAGGATCTTTGTTTATTAACTCTACGGGAGAGTTCGAATCTAATGCTAGATTTCAAGCTGTGGACACTGCTTTTGGGCAAGTTGATCAACGGGCAATCGCAGTATCTGCTTTACAGAAATTTTCTGGTGTTGCTACTGGATATGAAATTAATTCATCGTATGTAAATGAAGAGCCACTAGCTTTTTCTATATCAAAAAATCCTGTTGAAAATACCATCTCTTATAATTATAATTATACTAATCAAGTGGATTTCTCATCAGGAAATTTAAAAAATTTATCTTTAAATGTATCAAACAAACAACCTATTGCTGTTAACGCTGTCCAAGAAACCATTAGTGGAGTTGGGGCTTCTCAGGTAATTTCGAGAAGCTTAGGAAACTATTCCGTATCGGCTTCTTGTAGTGAGGATGGTAGTAAATTAGATAAACTCAAAGAAGTCGTTTCTGGATTATGTAGCGGAGATTTACTTATACAAGAATCTTATGCCACAGGTCAAAATTCAATATCTTATAACTTAGCCAAGTATTATTAATGAGTGAGAAAGCTTTAAATGCTATTTTATTGAACGCTCAAAGTTCAAACCAAAAGCTATCTGCTCTGTATGATTTTGAAGGAGCATCTGCCTTGAGCATAGGATTTGTGACTGGGCCAGATGGAAATGTTACTGGGACATATCCCAACTCTATTTATTCCAATCAACCTTCTTTACACACTGGCTTTTTACTTGGGGCGACAGGTGTTGATAACGCAGCTGTTATAAATAAAGCTACTGATATTTTTGATTCTTCATCCAGCGTTGGAGATAAATTAGACTTAACCTATGGTAATTTTCAAGTCCCTCTACATGGGCTAAACGCTGCCGATATGTCGGTTATAATTGATTTTGAGTTTCAAGATGGGAATATTGATGATGGTGTTATACTTGGGTGTTTTAAAACTGGCTCTGTTGTTATATCTAGTAATGAAATAAGGAATTCACAGGGCTTTAACATTGGGGTTACTGATAGAGGACACTTATTTTGTCAAACTTACAGTGAGAGGGGGGATTCAATCAAAGTAGCTAGTTCAATAGAATTATCTAAAAGAAATCTTATCGGCGTTTCTGTAGGTAAAAGCAAAATTAATTTCAGTCATTTTGATTATTTAAATACTTTAACGAACGAGGTAGAGATCCCAATATCTGAAGGGTTTGTTGACAATGAGGTGATCCGACTGATTAGTCCTCAGAGTCTATCTCTATATTTTGGAGGAAGCGACACTTACTTTAGGTCAACAGATAATAAGACTGCGACATTTAGTGGAAGTTTACATGGTGTGGCTGTACTCTCTGGATTTATAGACCCAGAATTTTTAAAAGAATTGGGAGAAGGGTTTATTGGTAGTTATTTTGAGAATGCAGCCGTTGAAACATCAGCAGAAAGGGTAACTGGTTATTCTCAGAATATTGTTTATAGAACTGGAATCACAGGATACAATTATAACTCTACAGGAACATTAGAGATTATAACTGGAAGAGAAGAATTTACTGGTAGTATATCACTTACTTCTTCAGAAAGCAAAAGCGAGGGCGAGCGCTTCTATAAGTATTATACTTTGAATAATGGTAGCGTTAAGACATTCTATAAAGAAGAATTGGGTAAACTTCATTCAAATTCTGGATATGTTTATTATCCCACTGGAGAAGGCGCTTACGATACTTTAGGATTAAATGATGTATCAGAATCAATACAAACTTACGCAGAGTTTACTGGAATAACTCAAGATAAAATAACAATTGATCTATACGGTAAAACCCCTCTTACTGGAGTTTTGTCTGAGGTTAGTGGTATAAATCAAACAGCCCTCACTGAGACTGTTACGTTTGTGGAACCAGCATCATCTGGTGTAAATTTAACAGAAAGCTCTGATAGCTTTAAAAAGAATTATATTTATTACATGGGAGGTAAATCATGACATATAACTATGTAATAGCTACTGGTGATACTACTGTATCAGGTAGTCAGTTGAACATAACAGGTAAAAATCAATTTCCGTCTTTTGGTGAAGATCCATTTAATGCAAAGTACTTTAGATTAGACGAAAACGGGGAGAAAAAAGATTATCCTTTTCTTTTTGATATCGATGTTATTACTGGCAGTGGAGTATCTTTAATTTCATTCAACTCTCAAACTATGTTTGAGGTTACTGGCTTTACAATTTCACAAAGTAATAATGAAAATTATTATATACAAGCAGCTGACGATTTAGGCAACTACCTTCTTGATTTCGACAATTCTGCGGGGAAAATTATGTTTGATCCAGTTTTAAATTTAAGTAATAGGGATGTTATTTATTATGATAAAAAAGATTTCTCCTCCCCTTTTTCTGAAGTAAAAACTAGCACATCAGCTGGGTCTTGGAATACAGAATTAGATAACATTCACGCTGCTATCGATGGTGGAGCTGTCTCATCTTCCAAAGCAGAATTGGAAGAGAATTATTTTTTATTTTTTAATGGACAAAAGCTTAAAGATTTCACTTCAAATACAGAGTTAGATAGTGTTACTGGGGTTTTATTTGCTATAAATAAGCAGAGTAATACTGACGAAATCACTGGAGTTTCAGATTCTTATGGGCCTAAATTTATAGAAAATCACGTTGATTTTTACATAAATGGAATGGAGCAAACCCCAGAAGATTTTCTTCAAATATATACGGGAGTGTATATGATAGAGTCGGGAGTAGACTCTTCTGTCTCCTTAGCAAACAAACAAACATTAAGTTATTAATCATAATGGCCTTTTTATCAGATAGAGAATCACTGGTATCCTTGAATTTTAATTTTTCAAGTTCTGGAGGGGATCACTCGGTATCAGTAGAGACTGTTTTAGATGCTCAAGACTTAGCGCAAGATGGAAATGACCTTGGAACAGTTATTGGCTCTAAGTCTGGACGGGTTACGTTTTCTGATGCTAGGCTCCAAGAAATGATGCTAAGATTCAAGACCGTTAAAAAGACCGTTAAAAAAGATGGAAGATCGACCAGAGTATTCAGAGAAATGACTCATGAAACTGCACTTCGTTTGAGGTCTCATTGTTTTGTTGTCAGGGGAAGTCAAAGCCATCCTAGGGATCAACAAGGAACTATTATAATGCCTTATTTTAGCGAATGCACGAATAGTCCTGTTATACAATCGCAACAGTTTCCCCAAAAAGGGCCGTCTAGGAAAGGTGGTGTTGTAAGAATAGGAAATATTTTTAACGAGGAAAGTTCTGTCACCTCAGTGTATAATAAAGAACGTAATATTCTTGCAGACGGCGTTAAAACCTCTTTGGTGTATCAAGGAGGAAGCTTAAAAGAAAATTTATGTTATAATTTAGAGAACACAAGTCTATTCTATAGAAACAACCCAGAATATGCTAATTACGACTTGCGGTTTGGATATACTCTCAAAGAGGCGAAAGACGGATTGTCAAAGTGTGGAATTTTCCTGAGAGGGCTACCAGATACTAATGAAAACATACTGTTTGAAGAAGCTGGCACTTTAGATTCAATTATTGCTAATATTGCTAGTAAATTTGGTTATTATTGGTTTGTTGATCCATTTTCAACTGGCATTGTTAATTTTATAAATTCTAATGCAGCATTAAACTTATCTCCCTTAAACCCATTTAAACAATCTCTTACAGAGCAAAAAAAATATATTAGCGCTTCTTTTACGGAAGACTCACTTTATCCCGTATTTGTTAACGCTTTTAGTGGAAATATAGAAAAGCAAGAACAAAGTTTTGAATTTGACCAAGGAGAAAGGGTTACTAGATTTAGGAAAGTTCCTTTCTCAGAGGGAACTGACGATGCGCCTGAAGCGATAATAGAAAAACTACTTGTTAATGAAAGTATACTGAAAGTTTTTTATACTATGTATCTCGCTGGAGCTTACAATGAGGAAAATTTTGATATTATGGCGATTGTTGCGACAAGATTCTTATTGGAGAACAATGCGTATGATATTAATTGGCAAGCCACGGATTGGAAAGGGGCTACGTCCATGAGGAATGCAAGAACAGGGGGTGTTGAGATACTAACTGGGATTTCTAGGAGTAAAAAGAAGATGCAAGAAGGCGGGGATATGAATCTTGACGACGCAGAGTTTATACAATTAAAAGACAAGACCACTGGCAAAAAGATAGAAAGACCATCACAGGGGCATGCTTTTAGATACATAAAGGCTATTTTTGACGTATTACATAATTCAATTTTTGTTTCTAATTACTATAGACAGTATACAGCTAGGAGGACAAACTGGACAGGATCTGAGATGACCATAAGCGGCCCTTTTAAAGTTGAAACGCCCTTTTCAGAAATAGAAGCTTTAGCTAGTGCTGACACCGTTTGGAAAGGACTTGGGTGGGGGAATGGCTCACTTCAAGAATTGATGCAAGCAGCTGGTTCAACAGGGGGAGGGGGATATGGTTTTGTTGGACAGATTAACGGAGCAAATAGGGCAACTTATGGGATGAATAGGGCAGATCTTAATTTTGAATTATTCAATTCTAACGAGTATCGATTCGAAGCAACAGCTGTGGGTGAATATTTAGGAGTCACTCCAGAATTGAAATCCAAGATACTAAAACTTGCTCAGAAATCAATAGAATTGTATAATAGTCAGAATAAATTTAGCATTGGGCCACAAACTGCGAGAGCTTATTTTAGTAGATCGAAAAGACCAACAGATGAAGAGGAGACTGATAAAAGCAGGAGGCGAGAAGAAGCTGACGCTAATAGACAGGCGGGGCTTGATGCAGCAGCACAGAAGTTATCGGAATTAGCTGAGAGGTTCGACACTAGATATTATAGTTTACAGGATAATGGATCTACTGGTCATCCTTTTAGGCCAATTACATTGGACATTAAGAAGGGCAACATCGCAGACATAATAGCGTTGGAAAAAAGCTCACTATCTGCGCTTCAATCTATCGCAAAACCTCAAACTCAATCTAGTAGAACCATACTTGGAATTTCTTTGCCGGGTGATTTTAAACCAACAATTAATGCGATTACTCTTGAGTTAGGAGAATCTGGAGCAACCACAACAATTAATGAATCTAGCGTTAAGCTTCTTAGGCCGAGCGAACAATTAATTATTGATAGAAATCAGAAAGCAGCATTAACTTCCAAAAAAAGTACTAATTTTTCAGCAATTCAAAAAAACTTATTAGGGCTATAGTTTTCTAATTGCAGCTCTAATTTTGCGAACCTCTTTGACTGGTATTTCGTCAAAGTTACTCCAGTTTTGAGCATCTTTATTTTGGTAAATTTCTTGCTTCCATAGAGAGCGCAAGGTTCCCTTTTTAAAGTCTTCAAAATTGTTACCCCCACCAGTATATTCTTGCCAGTCTTGAAATAGTCTTGTGTGAGGAGAAAGAATGCTTCCTATAGTTTCATCGTCAGAAAATTCAACTGATTGAGAATTTACAGCTCCTTTTGATTTATCAATCTCATCAGCTCCCACGATGTGAATATTTAGAAAATTACGAACACATCTCACAAAAGCTCTATTGCAAGCGATAGTTTCTAGGAACTTTGCTGCGAAAGAACCTGTATTTTGTAGTGTCGCATTTGCGACATCTTGGTAAACAACCCCTTGATCATGACTTTCGTAATTAGGAGACCAAACAATCTCACAACTAGCCACAACATAAGTATCACTAAGGTGGTCGGTTTTGAATGAAACACTCTGAAATCCTCTGAGTCGAGCTAGCTCCTTAATACCACCCAGCATGATTAAAAGCTGTTTGTCATCCAAGCCCTCTGGTGAAGTAGGAACATCCTTTTTGCGAGCTTCAAACCAATCTTTATTTGGGTAAAGAAACTCTGGCTTAATCATGGCCCTCCAATTTACAGAGCCGTCCTCATTAAATTCGTATTCTGTATTTTCTAAAAGACCGTGATCATTACGCTTGTAAAGGTCGGGGCCGTAAATCTTTTTATCACTCATTTCAATCAGTATAAAGCATGAGTTTGTCCAAGTCAATGAAAATATCGTCTAAATTCTTTTTCCCGTTTGCTTCAAAAAGAGAATGATATGCTTCACCGTTCTTAAAGTAAATTGTATAAGATTTTATTTTTAAATCTTTTTCGGGTAATTCGATTTGTTTTTTATTTTCTTCTATTTTTTTTGAGTCGTCTATAAAAAGAATTTGGTTGTCAAAAAACTTATACCTTTCTTCATTAATGGTTTTCTCATCTGTGCAAAATAAGCGCAAAGTTATCCCTTTCTTTTTTGCTCTTTCGATAAACTCTGAGTCGAATCGATCACAGAAATAGTTAATGCAATTAATATTTTTTTGACTTAAAATTTTATCCCCTAATGGCTTGTTTGTTAGAATAGAAATATTATTATTTTCGAATAAGTGGAGAGTATTTTCTTCATCATGATGTAAGTCAAACCTAAGAACTGTTTGTTTAGATGATACCGAATATTTCTTATCTGGTACAATATGGATAAATTGTTCTTTATATTTATTGCCAATAAAAATTGTCTTTCTAGAACTCTTATTTATGCACAACTTTTTTAGAATAGCGTTAGCTATTTCCTCTGGTTTAATTAAGTTGATTTGCTTAGGCTCCTCTTTTAAAGAGTAAGATGGCTTCTTGCCGTTCCTATGAGATTCAATTATTGTATGGTTCTTTTCCGAACCCCAGACTGGACTACAAGTAGAGGCGTATGTGTGTGCGTATATCGAAACAATAGGTTTATCAAAGGAGGAGGCAATATGAACTGGTAAACTATCTGTGCCAACATGCATAAGCCCATTCTTGATAATATAAGCAGATTGCTTGATACTGGTAGTAGCAAGAAACTTTGTGGCATTTTTTATTTTTGGTTCTTCTCCAGAGCCTATTTGAATAAACTTAATATCTGGAGCTTGCTCTTTAACTAAGCAAATAACCTCTTCCCAATAATCGTATTCTTTAGATTGAACTTTATTATCATTATGGATGGTGATATAATTATCTTCAAGAAGAGGAAAAAAATGAGGTTTAAAATGGGGTTCGCCAACTTTAACTCCCAAATCTTTTGCGTAAACTTCTACTAAGTGGCTCATCTTAATTTAAATTGAGTTTTATCTTTCCCGTTGTGGTTATAGCTGTATGTTTTTTGTGTCATGCAGTGAGGAAGAAAGGCTATATCAAAAAGACCCTGATGATCCCCCCTGCCTTCAAGAACGTGCAAGTCTTCAAATGAGTTTGAATAAGGAATAACTTTATGAACAAAAGGATTATCGTTAATAAGGTCGTAAAATTCTGGTTGAGTAACAAAGAATATTTTTTTGTCGGGGTAGAGGTTTTGTAGGTTTTCCATAAGTGAGTTAGCCATTAAGACATCCCCTGCCGATCTAGGAAGAACTACGGCAATCCTCTCTTTGAGTGGGACATCTTTTAAGAAATCCTCTACTGAGATACTAGGTTTTTTGTCCTCCTTTTCCTCTTCCTTCTTCGTTCTTATTTTAACTGACTTGATATAGTCTTTTAATTTGTCCACAGTGTTCTGTACTGAAAATTTTTCTTCAACATATCGCTTGCCCGTTTCTATAAGTTTAGATTTAGACTCTCCGTCCATTTCATAAACCTGTTGTAGCCTCTCACAAATACTATCTGGACATGTTGTAGCTTTGATAAATTGAGTGCTTGGTTCCCTATATTCATTCCAAGCTAGAGGTAGTCCACCTTGATGCTCATATGCAGAGTCAGTCCCACAAGAGTAGTCTGTGACGAGAGTAATTAGCCCAGCAGATTTAGCTTCTTGAATAGGTAGTTCTTGACCACCGCTAGTAAACGGATGGCAGTAAACATCCATCATGTTGTATAGCTCGTTTAACTCCTTCTCTCCTACTCCCTTTCCGCTATTCTTGGTTTTTACAGATTTTTCAGAATTACACACAGAACAGTTTTTGTCTTCTCCGAAATATGGTCGAACAAAGTAATTATCGCACTTGTGACATACATAAGTTGCCAATACGCTTCCGTCTTCAAGATCTTTTTCTTTTAGGTATCTTGGAATATCCCATCCATGATCTTTTTCTCCCCAGTCCGTATGCAGGAGGAGCTTCGCAGAGACTTTTGGGTTTTTTTCTTTAAATTTTTTAAATCCTTCCAATAGATTCGGGACAGACTTTCTTAGTTGGTTTTTAAATACAAACCCAATTACAAAATCATCTTGAAGACCGTGGAGTTTTCGTAACTCTTCTCTGTTATCCAGAGGCTTAAAGTGACTGTAGTCTACAGCTCCGTGAACAGTCTCCACTGTCTCATGACCAAGCTCCTTCATTGCCTTTTCAGCGAAGCTAGCCCAAACCAGCATTTTGTCACATTTTGGTTCCATTTCGATAGCTTGATCTAAAATAGGTAAGCTATCTAAAGTTGTCCAAATAATTTTTTTTGTTCTGTTCCACCAAGGTTTATTTTCATATTCCCTGAAAGCCCAGACATCTTCGATTCCCAAAAATACATCTGGTTTTACTTTTTCTACGATCTCATCAATTACATAAAATCCATATTGCGCGGCTCTTTTTTTAGATGGTTCTTTTTCTATAGCACTAAGGATCTTAGGATTAGAGGGGTAAGTGCCGTAGGACTCCCAAGGTGTGCTTATGTCCCTACCATAAGGAACTCCGTTGGCAGCTTCTATGACTTCAATATCTGGATCATTATAAAGAGCGAGAAGAATATTTTTCATATTCTTCCCGAAACCCGTTACCATACGGGAATAATTAGACTGAACTAAGACTTTGATTTTAGAATGGGACATCGTCATCGTCGTCCTCAACTACGGACGCTTTAGGTGTGGATTTTTGGTAAGTTTTTTGTGGCTGATCCTGCTTATAGGCTTCTGATTTAGCAGTTAGACTCTCTTTGATGTAGTCTTCAAGCAAAACAGCTAGACATTCAGCCTCTCCAGCTTCGATTGGGAGTTTAAAGAATTGAGAAGAATTTTTTGTAACCGTCAGACCCCAAGCTGGTGATTTAAAGGTTTCTTGGCCATCTTTGTTTTTGATGATGCGGTTTTTATCCCAAGGGGTGAATTTAATGATTGTTGTTTTTTCTTCCGTTTTGTGAAAACCTACGAATGGAATCCTAGTTTTCATTGAGGACAGGAATTCTCCAGCTTCAATGTCTGTGAGCTTAATCGTAGTAGATTTGTCTGGATTCTTGGCATTCTCCTTAAAAGAACCCGTTTTACGCTCATTATTCCAGCTGTGCTGAAGAATCATCGAGACAAAAAGAACTGGATTGCCGTTTCTGTCTTTAGTACAGTCAAAAGTGAATGCTGACCCAGTATTTTTAGCATTAGGCTTATAAAGTGTAAATTTCATAGAAAAAGTGTATTCTTATTTAGATAATCTATTGTAGCATGGCATTTACTAAAATTCAACCACAACAATTACAATTACCTACTTTTACAAGTCCTAGTGGTGATTTTTCATTTACTGACCTTTCAACTGGGGTTCAGATTAACCTAGACAGGGAAATTGGTGGGGCGGTGAACTTCACTCATGGTGCTAAAGTTAAGACTAGACCGATTATAACTACAGCATCTACTAATTCCATTGCTGATGATTGTTTTGTTTTAGGGGGGTCAGATAACGAGGTTACGGGGCTAAATAATGTCATTATTAATGGTGAGAGTAACACTAATGTGTCTGGAAACTTTAATACCCTCTTAAACGGGACTCAGGTGAATTTTGGAGCTTCTGGACAACAAAATACAATTTTAGCGGGAAAATTAGCGATTTTCGCTGACCAGACCACTGGAGCTGTTATATTAGCAGACCATGAAGGAACTGCCACCAATAGCACTAACCACTCTCTATTAGTTTCTTTCGCAAGTGGAACGACTTTCCAAGAAGGTGATGTTGAGTTCAATTCCCATCTAAAAGTCGATTCAAGTCACTCTGGAATATTTAGTGGAAATTGCAAGATTGCTGGAACTTGTGATGTTATCGGCGCTGCTACCTTTGGAGATTCAGTCACGCTGAATGATAGCGGAGATGCTGTATCAGATCTTTACATTGGTTCAAGAGTAGTTGACAGTAGCGAAACTCCTGCGGCAGTTACTAATAAAGCTAATGCTCTAGTGGGTGGCACACCCAATTTAAAAAATATACTCACGGGGACTGACGGGGGATCTATAGGAA